GAGGCTTTCATTGATTCGCTAATAGAAAATGGTGGTAACGTATCACAAGCTATGAAGACAGCAGGCTATGAGCCAACATCTCGTACTTGGTTAGTTAACTCAGTATCAAATGAGATAGTAGAAAGAACACAGAATTACTTAGCGGCACATGGAATGAAAGCCGCAAACAATATAATTACCGCTTTAGATGAAGACGGAACAACCCCCAAGGGCGAGCTTAGATTAAAAGCCGCAGAAAGTCTCTTAAATCGTATTGGTATAGGTTCAAGAGAAACAATAGACCACAATGTGACAGCAGTGCATGGTGTTGTCTTATTGCCTAATAAACAAGATGAAAAGATTATAGATGGCTAGAACTCTAAAAGACCCAGAGTTTCACAAATGGCTAGTAACCCACTATAGTAAAGAATTAAAAGATTTAAAACCACAGGATGCACATAACAAGTTTATAGTTTATTTAGCATGGAGACGAGCAACACACAAACAACCACCCAAGACACAAGAAAAACATCAACCATACCTTTTGGATATAAACTAGATGATGACAACAAAACGCTATTACCTATCGAAACGGAGCTTGAGGCTTATAGAAAAGCAAAAGATTATCTTAAATCTTGCTCTTATCGGGAAGTTGCTACTTGGCTTACCGCAACAACGGGTAGAAAGATTTCAGCACAAGGTCTACGGAAGAAAATTTTAGGAGATATAAGTGACGGATAACATAAAACAAATACAACAAAACAGAGTTATTGGTAAAGATTGGCAGTTTTCTGGTGAATCAAAGAATTTTCCTCAACTTTTGGATATTAGATATGAAAAAGACTACAAATTATCTTTAAAATCTAAAAAATTAAATCCTAGAAAACCAAAAGGAATGGATTTAAAATATGACCTAAGAAGAAGTTTTAGTAAAGGATACGAGGGTGATTGATGTACCTCCTCCAAAGCCTAAACGCCAATATAACTACAGTGTTGCTACAAAAGCTAAGATAGCATCACAAAAAAAGCTTAGAACAGCTAAAAAAACTGCTGAAAAAAAGAAAAAACAAGTAAAAGCACAAAGAGATAAGGTAAGATACCTAGAAAAAGGTCTAAAAAAGATAGAAGGAACACTAACTGGTCAAAATCCGTCAGCTTTAACAGAAGATGACCTAAAAGTAGCACCAAAAGCACTAAAAGAACACATAGAAGAGCTAGATAATGTTATTTTTAGACCCAATGAAGGCCCACAAACAGACTTTCTAGCATCTCCAGAGAGAGATGTACTGTATGGTGGTGCCGCAGGTGGTGGTAAGTCTTATGCACTACTAGCAGATTTGCTTAGATATGCACATTTACCAGACCATAGAGCACTTTTAATTAGAAGAACTCTAGATGAGCTTACAGAATTAATAGATAAAAGTAAACAACTATACCCAAAAGCATTTCCGGGTGCAGTTTTTAAAGAATCTAAATCTATGTGGATATTTCCTAACGGAGCTACTGCATGGTTTTCATACCTAGACAGAGATAAAGATGTTACCAGATACCAAGGTCAAGCTTTTAACTGGATAGGATTAGATGAGATTACACATTATCCTACTCCCTTTGTTTGGGAGTATTTGCGTTCTAGATTAAGAACGACAAATCCCGAGATAAAACCTTATATGAGGTGCACTGCTAACCCCGGCGGTGTAGGTGGTTGGTGGGTAAAGAAAATGTACATTGACCCTTCACCTCCATATGAGAGCTTTGCGGCGTGTGATATTGATTCTGGAGAGGTCTACAGGTGGCCACAGAGTCATGAAAAGGCAGGTCAAGCTTTATTTCAAAGAAAGTTTATTCCTGCTAGATTAACTGATAATCCTTACTTAATGAAAGATGGTCAGTATGAAGCTATGCTTCGTTCTTTACCAGAAGTAGAAAGAAAAAGATTATTAGATGGGGATTGGGAAGTTGCAGAAGGTGCGGCTTTTCCAGAGTTTGCTAGACCTTTACATGTTATAGAACCTTTTGAGATTCCTGTAGGATGGCAAAGATTTCGTTCAGCAGACTATGGTTATGCATCACCATCATGTGTCTTATGGGGCACAGTAGATTTTGATGGTAACATCTATATTTACCGTGAACTATATGGTGAAGGTTATACAGGCGAAAAATTAGCTCATATAATTTTAGAAATGGAAAGACAAGACCCAACAATGGCAATGTGTATTTTAGATACAAGTTGTTGGAATAAAACAGGTCTTGGCCCAAGCATAGCAGAAACTATGATTAGAAATGGTGTTAGGTGGCTTCCTGCTGACAGAGATAGAATATCGGGTAAAGTAGAAATGCATAGACGATTAGCTATCAATGAAAGAACTGGTGAACCTAAACTAAAAGTATTTGCAACTTGTACAAATTTAATTCGTACACTTTCAAGTATACCAACATCAAAAATAAATCCAGAAGATGTTGATACAAAAGCTGATGACCATGCCTATGATGCATTACGATATATGATTATGACTAGACAATCTAATCAGCCAACACTAAATACAACACTAAATAGAATTAAAGACAGGGTTTCGTATGAACCCAGTGACACAGTTTTTGGGTATTGAGGTAATACCTAAATTAATAAATAACTAAGGAGATAAATATGCCGGGAAACAATTATAACTTTGGAAAAGATTATATTATGAAGCAGAGTGAGCTAAAAATGGGTGAACCAGATGCTCCTCTAACTCGTATGCCTTTACAATTTTCAACAGAAATTAAAGAAGGGGATGAAAATCCATTAAATCAGCCATTTCCAAAAGGTAAATCAAAATCAGCTAATTTAGATGCATCTATTTTAAATTCAGATAAAGATAAAGATTATTAAAAAAAGGTAAAAAATGGTTGACGAAGTTCAAGGCACTGACCAAACTTCAACTATGCCAGAAGAAGAGGCTCCGGGAATAGTAGGATATATATCCTCGAAGTATTATGAAGCAAAAGCTTCTAGACAAACCCACGAGTCTCGATGGTTAAGAGCTTACAAAAATTACAGAGGTGTGTATGACAGCACAACTCAATTTCGTGATAACGAAAAAAGTAAAGTTTTTGTAAAGATTACTAAAACAAAAACTCTTGCCGCATATGGTCAAATAGTTGACGTTTTATTTGCTAACAAAAAATTTCCTATTACAGTAAGTTCTACTCCAGTGCCGGAAGGCGTTGCGGATGTTGCACACTTGCGTGTACCGGGAGAAGAAAATTTAGAATCATCTGTTGGTTTTCCGGGAGATGGTAAAGAAATACTTCCGGGAGCAACGGATGCAACCCCACTAGGAGGATTACAATCTGAGTATGAAGGTGCAAATTTAGCAGAGGGAAGAGCAAGAATACCAAATCAACCAGAAATATATCCTGCAAAAGAAACATCACGCAGGATGGAAAAATTGATACATGACCAGTTATTAGATACTAATGCTGTAAGTGTTTTAAGACATGCAATATTTGAATCTGTTTTATTAGGTACAGGTATTGTAAAAGGGCCTTTTAATTATGCTAAAACAGTTCATCGTTGGGATACTGTTGATGGAGAAAAAATGTATGCTCCATACAATAAAGAAGTTCCAAGAATAGAAGCTGTATCTTGTTGGGATTTTTTTCCAGACCCAGATGCAACTACTATTGAAGATTGTAATTATACTATTGAAAGACATAAGTTTACAAGAAAACAGTTAAGAGATTTAACAAAACATCCTTATTTTGATGAGGAAGCAATAGCTGAATGTCTTGAAATGGGTTCTAATTACACAAAAGAATACTATGAAGATATTATACAATCGTATGATGCTCAAGCAGAATATGATGTTGATAGATATGAAGTATTAGAATACTGGGGAACATTAGATACATACTTAGCAAGTGAAATTGGATTAGAAGTAAATAATTTATCAGCACTTGATGAAGTACAAATAAATGCTTGGATATGTAATGGTAAAATATTAAGAGCAGTTTTAAATCCTTTTACACCAGAAAGAATACCATATCAATCTGTTCCGTATGAAATAAACCCATATCAACTATTTGGTATTGGTGTTCCAGAAAATATGGAAGATGCACAGTTACTTATGAATGGTCATGTAAGAATGGCAATTGATAACTTAGCTTTAGCAGGTAATTTAGTTTTTGATGTTGATGAAGCATCATTAGTGCCGGGTCAAAATATGGATATATTCCCCGGAAAAATATTTAGAAGACAATCTGGTGTTACAGGAACAGCTATTAATGGTTTAAAGTTTCCTAATACTGCACCAGAAAATTTACAAATGTATATGCAAGCAAGACAACTTGCGGATGAAGAAACAGGTATACCATCTGTTATGCATGGTCAAACAGGTGTATCCGGAACAGGAAGAACTTCTTCTGGATTATCAATGCTACTTAGTGGAGCAAACTTATCTATAAAAACAGTAATGAAAAATATAGATGATTTTTTACTTAAACCATTAGGTGAAGCAATGTTTCAATGGAATATGCAATTTGATGATGAAAATCAAGACATAGTTGGTGATTTAGAAATAAAACCAAAAGGTGTTTCTAGTATAATGCAAAAAGAGGTTAGGTCACAAAGACTAACAACATTGTTACAAACTGTAGCTAACCCAATGCTTGCACCGTTTATTAAAATACCAAATTTAATTAGGGAGTTAGCAATAGCACAGGATATTGACCCAGATAGTC